TTACTGCTGCGATAACTGCTGCGAAGTACTGCGCTGCTTTACCAGTCAACTTGCTAACGATTTCTTCGTCAACTTCTTGACCAGCGTCAGACAATGCTGCGATAAGAGCTTCTTGAGCTGCGGCTTTGGAGACACGTGTGCCACCCGCTGCTGCTTTCTTCTCACCTGAAGCTGCTGCTGGGGTCTTTTTAACGTATACGCCTGCTTTGGTCAGAATCATACGAACTCCGTTAGGAGACTCGTCATGCTCATCTGCGATTTCTTTGACAATCTCCATGCTGTTCTCTGGAGTTGGGTTGGCTTGTTCGTAGGCTTCTACTACGGCTGCTTTCTTTTCGTCTGTCCACGCCATCTTGCGTTTCCTCTTTGTTTGTGATTTGGTAGCCCCAGGACAATTGCCTGTAGCTGCTAACTGCTGTTGATAAAAACGGTCGCCCATTGTTTTCCTCATCTTTGAAGTGTATATTATACAGAGATGATCAAAATTTGTCAAGAATTATTTTTGCTTAGGAGTTACAAAAACTACAATGTTATTGGTATTAAACTCAATTTGTTTTAATGTAAAGAACTTATCTAGCATCTCTAACCACCATGAGACGGGTCTTAGAAGTAGATGAGCATTTCTACCATCTGGTAGGGTGTCTTTTGCCTCTGTCATAGAAACACTGAGCATAGCACTTTTCTTAAACTTACTTGCAATATGAGCGAGTACTTCCTCTATATACTCAGGTTCGATATGCTCTAGTACATCCAGACACATTAAGTGCATACAGACTCGTGGGTCTGCTTCCCACTCTGGAACACCTGGATCATAGTTTGTTACACGTACTGGCAGCATGAGAGGCATATTTTTACCTTTTCCACAACCATAGTCTAGTAAGTCCTCTACTCTTTCTTCATATATCCATTTGCAGATACGAAGTATATGACCTCTTGGGCCGTTACCCCATTGGGGTACGGATTCATGTAAACCCCGCAACGCTTTTTTATACTCATCACTAATCATATTTTCTCTAGTTTAACTCCGTACTTCTTTAAATGCTCAAGTTTTCCTAGTTCATACGCTGGGGCATAGGCGTTAAAACCTCCAGCGGTTACATTAGAAAAGAACGTATCTTCGCTGTCTACTTTTTGTATAACATATATCTGGTAACAAGGGCAGCCATACTTAGCCTCATAGTCTACAGTCGTTAGTCCAGGCTTACCGTCTTGGTACTCTTTAGTCAAGCGTTTCTGAACTGTAACAGCCCCATGATATGTGCCAGACCATGCTACTTCTCCCTCTGCGAAATCTTCAGCAACGCATTCATCTGGGAAGTAGTATGCTCCTGCTCGTTCTTCGACAGATGCGGGTCTTTGCGGGACTCCAACTCTTTCAAGAATTGCTCGCACGAATCCTGAGGAGCGAAAAAGGCGTTTTGATATATCTGTGATATTATCGCCTTGGAGGAAGCTCTCGCACGCCTCAGCGATTTCTGCATCACTAGCAGGCCGGCCACGTAAAGCCATCTTACGCTTTTTTGTATACGCTTTTGTTTGCTCATAATCCTCTATAATCGCTTTCAGCCTAGTGGTATTATACGCAATATTGAGTATATCACAGGCTTCTTTCTTAGTTATCGGTTTCGCAGAAGAATCTTGTGGCTCCAGCAACCCTATTACCTTCTGGATATTCTTTGCAGTTAAATTCTCGTGATCCTTCTTCTTGACTCTTTTTATTGCCATCTAGCTTCGCCTCTAGTTTGAACATTAAACAACAGATTGCATGGGCTAGGTGATCTAGTCCAGTTTCATCATCGTATTCCTCTCCATCTATGTGGGAGAAGATATGACGCAATGCTGCGCCGCTGTAGCGGTTCTGAAGGTTGTCAAGTTTTTTCCAGTTATGTTCATCATACTTGGCTGCACCGAATGTGAGCACTTTACTTACTTCTAATAACGCTTTCGGAGGAAGCAGGTACATCTTTGGCTTCTCTCCATCATATTTTTTACCTTCCATTACTATACCTCTCTTTCAATATAGATATTATACAACTATACACTAATGAAGTCAAGAGTTATTTGCGATAAGGTCAGCAATAGAAGGGAAATGTCCTGCGATTACATCCCAGCACTGCTCTGCAACTTTTCTGTGCTCTAGCTGAGTCCCATTAGCGCACCGAAGCTCGCAATAATGTATCCAACTTCGCAGGCTTCCCGCCATATATAATGTAGTTTCTGTGTTACCTTCTGGTAAGACAGCTCTTGCTTGTTCTTTTGCGATACCATTCTCTAATGCCCACTCATAAGCTTTCTTTGCTTCATTGATAACGCGAGCCTGCTTCATGTTCCAGGTTTCCGCTAACTCTCGCTGCTCTCCACTTGTTCTATCAATCTCAACCGAGTTCTGACGATTCTTTAAATCCTGCAACCGTGCATCCCGTGGTACAAAACTTTCACTTACTGCATACCGCTGGCTAAACTCTTGAAAAGAGAATGAGCGATGGCGTAGAATCTGTCGAGAAATATCTCGTGTTGTTACTATCTCTAGGGTGATGTGAACCATCTCAAAGGGTGACCAGTGAGCATTCTTCATCAGATAGCGTAGCAACCCCGCTGCGGTTTCTGTGTTGTTTTGATTTTCTGGATTACTAACTCGCGCAGCATAAGCAACCAACTCTTCTGCCGTTCGGCATCCAGTACTGTTGCTAGGCTTCGTCATACCTACTAAACTTACTTTACTCATTTTCTTGTGATCCTTTCGTTGTAGTCTGCGAAGTCTTCCGACCACCAGCTCGGCTTGCCTCTATACTTCCACGAAGCGAACGTAGCTTTGTCGAGATGGTAGTAATCGCGATAAGACTGTATAGGATTGTCATAATCTTTTAGCTCGTCAGGCATAGCTAGACCGAATGTGGTGAAGCCAATATCTTTCATGTGTTTAGGTTCTGGCATCTTGTTAATAATATCCCAGAACGATTTGTGATCCTTGCCATAGCGGTATCTGTATTCTTCTGCTAGTGCATGAGCATAGCAGTGAGTCCAGTAAAAATTCTCTAGCGATGTACGACACCAGATAGTGCTGGGGTGATTCTGCATGGTAGGAAGGTATTTAAAGAGGCGATCTTCCTGAGCAAGTTCTTTCTGCTCTTTTCTAAAGTCAGATAGTATTTTATTTTGCTCAGAATTCAACTTGTCAGGAAGATAGCCAAAAAGGTGGTCTACAGTCAGATTAGTACAAATAATCTGAGCTGCTTCTAGAATCATTTTTGATACGTGTTTGTCAACGTGGTACTCTGCGGATAAGTCTAAATCATTGTCTAGATAAAAAAGGTTCAAGGTCAAGCTCCGCTAATAGGTTAGTTGCATCATTCTCATTTTCAAGACGTATAGTATGTTCATATACGTTTGTCCACTTTACTATGTCCCACTGAGCTTTTGCTAGATTCGCTTTCGCCCAGTCTCGCACTCTATCGTGTACATCTGAGTGCATGACTATTTCCACACCAGGTAACCAAGTGCGTTTGTAATCGTAAATTTCTAGTGGAGTCATTGTTTTCATGTGTACATTATACCTATAATCGAATATTATGTCAAGAACTATTTATAGTTTAACTCTTATGGAATCCCAAGCGAGATTGTCTGCTTCGATAATACGAGCTGTGTCAATACTCTCCCCTATAAAATGCGCTCTTTTGTCGTGTAGTATGTCTTGGAATACTTCTTTTTCAGCTGCTGGGTTGTGTGCAGGGTGTACTTCTGGTCTTTCTAAGTCCATATACTTCTTCACTGCTATTGGTAAGTGCCAACTACTGGCAGCGTTCTTCGTATCTTGTTTTTTATCGTAGTAAAGTGTAGTCTGCTGAAAGAAATCAAAGTTTATAAAGGTAATACTTTTAAAGGTATTAATCTCGTTGTATAACCAATGAGCAGTAATAGCCCCAGAAGATAGCCTTTTAGATTTGCTCTGGTTATATATACTATTTATTTCATTTATTTCGTTTAAGGTATACATAGATAAAAAGCCGTAGCTAGGCGTAGCGGCTTTCTCTGGAAAGTACACACTGTTATTATATAAAATAATACTTTCTTTTGGTACTAGATGTGCCATATCCTTTCGGAAGATTCCTGTAACCCATACGTCAGTTCTGCTGCCTAGGTATTTCTCTCTGCCCGTAGGAAGTCCTTTTCCAAAACGTATGACAACATCATACGAATCTATCAATTCGCCTTGTTCCCGCTCAACCGCAGTAAGATTATTACCTACTACTAGAATATTTTTATCTCTAATATACTCTTTGAACTCAGATATATTCAAGGTACTTCTCCGCAAATGGCTCATTTAAATATTTAGTGTACAGAGGTGTTCCATCTGTAAAGTGCAATGCTTTTGGCACTATATCGTCCCCGTAGTAGCCAACTAAATAATTATACTCTACAGGTAGGCTGCCTATATCTAGTCCCGCCCACCACATTCTATGTAAAGAAGAAGCTGGAAGCCTAGAAACACTAGACACGCTGAGACGTTTACAGAATTGATGGCCACAATTAAATAACATTAATGAAGACCACCACTTTCTATCATACTCTTCGTTTTTCTGCCCCGCCATTTTTTCTTTGGATCGAGTAGGCATACTATTATGTTTTACGCAGCTAACTGCATCATTACGGTTTACATAGCCCAATAATTCTACTGGGTCACATAACCATACAAAATCACTATCACAGAACAAAGCGTAGCCTTTATATTCTGCTAACATTGGCACTAAGAATCTAGTATAGGTGAACTCTGTGGAGCCGTCGTTATCTCGACGAAAGCCCCACTTTGTCTCCATATCAGAAAGCTCAATACGGTGTATCTCTACATCTTTATTATACTTTCGAATAGACCTCTCGCACACAGAAGTATTCTGTGCTTGAGAGGAGTCGTGGCCGATAAATATCTTAAACATTCGCCATGCGCTCTTTCAAACGCTCGGCTCTGGCTCCGACCTGTCTATACCATAGACTATCTACCATTTCTTCAGATGCTTTTTTCCAATCGCAATCCAACAATGCTGCGTTGAAGTTTTTAAACTTACTCAGGCGTGGGCGACCCATATTGAACATCATATTAACCAAGATCTGCTGGACTTCGTCTGGAAAGTTATTAAACGTCCCTGGGCCGTATAAAGTGTAACACTCTGCGGTTGCGGTTTCGAGGTCTTTCTCGAAGCACTCTCGGACTCTTTCTTCTGTGACCGGCGTTCCAACATCTGCTCCAAATTCTGGGTCGTCTTTAAGTACAAGGTGTCCCACACCAAACGTGGGATAGCCGAGGTGATCAAGATAAGTCTCATATACGACTCCCTCATCAATCTTCAACTGGTTGTACACTGCTTCTTTGTTCATTCGTAGTTACCTTTTTGTAGTAAACAATAACTTCCTTCATCTCTCGGACGTATCGTTTAATCTCTTGCATGTTGTATGCCATTAGTTCATAATCTGGTACACTCATGGCAAAAAATACCATTGTACCGCTTTCTTTCTCTATGTTAGCGAGAAATTCTTCTAGGTTCTCATTTGATACTACGTACCAGTAAGGTTCCTTTAAATCAATTGCCCGTGGTAGGACTGGCTGCGCTATCTGTCTCTCCACTGGTTTCGTTATTATCTTGACTTCCTGTGGCGGCTTCGGGAGAAAGCTGCACCCCGTCATCAAGAGCGTCGAGACTAGAACTGTCGTTTTCAATCCCATCGAATACTCCTTTGGTGGCTTTATTCACACGTTTCTCTATTAGACCTGGTTTTGCTGCTGCTAATTTTGATAAATTATGTCGTTTGAATATATCTAGGTAACGATTCATTTCAATCTGAATCTGCTGGCTTGCTACTTGTAGCTCCTGTAGCGAGGATGTTTGAAGTTGGAAGTCCTGCTCCATTACTCGTAGTGTTTCTTCCTGTTGTTGATGCTTTACTTCATACGCTGCGTTCAAGTCTCGTAGCGTTTTTAATTCGTTTTGAGTAAAATAATAGTAGAGACTTCCAGCAATTCCCATTGCGAGGATAATTCCTATCAATATCTTAGACATACTACCTCCAATAAAAAAGCGAGGCCTTGCGACCCCGCTCCAGCTTTATACGCCCACTAATGGGCTTAAAGCAACTGCCATACAAAACAATGAAACAATTAATGCCCCATAGTCTGCTGCCATTTGTCGCTTGCTCACACGCTTCTCCTATTCGATTACAACTATTTTTGGTTGTAATTCCTGAGGTACTTCTTCATGTAGATCTATGCAGAGCAACCCGCGTTCCATATAGGCACGATCGAGCTTTACGTGTTCGCTAACGCCAAATGTCCTATTAAAACATTTACCGCTAAGACCTTTATAGATGTATTTCTCATTCTCGTTTTGTGCAACCTTCACTTTTCCTTCAACGGTCAAGAGTCCTTTTTGTAGGGTGATTGCAATATCTTCCTTGTTCCAGCTTGGTACTGCTAGTTCAATACGAAAACCTAGCTCACCTACTCGAAGTATGTTAAAACGAGGATAACCTCCATCTAATGTGGAGCCAAATACACCTGTATCAGATACGAATCGGTCAAACCCCAGCAAAAATTTCTGGAAGTCTGCCACTGCTAATTTACTAGTCATAAAGTTTCTCCTTTTATGAAATGAACCCTTTCGGTGTTCGGTTATAGTTAAATGGTAGTTTTATGAGATACCGCTCAGTCTTTGTGGTAGTCTGGTAATGGTGCTTTCTTCTGTACTAGAAAGTCTCCGTGAGGAGAATAACGGCTCAAGTGTCGTGCTTGACGAATGTCAAAGTACTTACCCACTTGCTCTGCCCACCATATAAAAGGTTTCTGTATCAGGTGAGCATTCCGCCCGTCTGATAATACTCTAATTGCTGGAGTCATACACACTGTGAAATAACCCCAATCATTTACTACTCTCTGAAGGTCTAAAAAGAAATCTTCTAAACACTCAGGCTCTACGTGCTCGAATACATCGGTACATAATACGAAGTTCCGTGGTTCTGCTGGGTGACATACATCATCCCTAGCGGGCTCGAATTCGTATACTTTCCATTCTGGTTTTACTTCTGCTATTCTTGCTTTGACCCCGCCCCAACCTGCGCCGTAGTCTAGCATTTCTGTATTGTTCGTTCTCTCCATGAGATCAATAATGTTTGGGAAAAACTTTGAGTGGCCTGTATTACCCCACTTTTTAGTTCCTGCTGCTGCATGTGTATCTTTTAGTACTTGCCTATACTCTTCACTCAGAGTTGACATTTTTAACCGCCTCTATGAAATTGGTAGAGCCGCCGATATATTCCCCATTAAAAAATACCTGTGGTACGCTTCGTGGCACAAAACCTATCTTTTCCTTCCACTCGTTAGGTGTAAGGTCGCCTATATCAAACTCAGTAAGACTGTAACCACTGGCCTTACTAAGGTTCTTCACTGTTTCACAATGCACACAGTGGGGTGCAGAATATATCACTACTTCCATTGTCTTTTTCCCGAAGATTAAGTCATAATTATTACTAAAATTTCTGTGGTCTTCTTTTCTTCTACCACTTCCTTTGCCGCCATGCCAACTACTCATCATCTACCTCTACAATGCCTTCATCAATTAAGTACTCTACTGCATCTGCAATTCCGTGGGCTTTACCGAGTTGCCAAGACGTAATTCCACACCCTATCAAGCAAAAAATAAATATAGCCCCTTCCATTACAGTTATCAAGTAAGTCTCCTTCTTTCACATTTTATGTGACTGTTATTTAATGATAATTATACAATAAATACTTAAAAAAGTCAAGAAGTATTTTTCGAACGTGAGAAAAATAGCGCTTGACATAAAAGCTCGAACGGAGTATAATTATACATTGACAACACAACAAAGGGACAAAGTCAATGATAGTAGTAGCACCTCCAAGAGCTGGAGCAACTAGCTTTTGTATCAACCTAGCTTTTGAATGGAATATACCATTCTACGGGGAAATTTCAGCCGCGTATCTAGCAAATAGTGGTATTGATAACCTAAAGCAAAGATCACATGAGATACCAAATACACAGCCTCAGTATGACGATAATCTGTTCAGAGCTATGCTTGATGAAACAGTTGAGGGAATCTTTCTAGTAAATAGATCTGGTTTTCTGTATGCTCCGAAAGCCGATTATATAATCTTACGTGACCCTACTAATGTTCTTATGAGTATGGCGGACGGCCTTGAAAAAGGGTATCCTGGGATTCCTATAGTTAATATATGTCAATACCTATCCGTAGTATTTGAAGAGTTGTATGGATTAGTTACCTACTGCCTTGCCTATAAGGACGAGGTAATATGGTTTGAAGACTACTATAATTGCTACACACCTACTAAAATAGAATTTTTACCTGAGAGCAAAGAACAGCCTGTACGAGATTACGTAAAAAAACTATTAGCACGCTCAGACATTGCGGAAAAAATAGAAGATCTTAAAAATAATTCTTGACTTTTACAGGTGAATCTTCTATAATATACTTTAATAACTTACAAACCAACAAGGAAATGCAATGCAGATAACAAACTTTGAGCTAGTCGGAGACTTCATGGAAGCCTTTGGTCAGGACATTCTCGAAGAGCCTCAACTACCTGGTTTCGATATTGAGGATTTACGTGTAGAATTAATTGAGGAAGAACTACAGGAGCTAAAAGAAGCTCTTAAAACTAGAGATATTGTGGAGGTAGCGGATGCGCTCACTGATTTATTATATGTTATCTACGGAGCAGGCCACTCCTTTGGTATTGATCTTAATGATTGTTTTGACGAAGTTCATCGAAGTAATATGAGTAAGCTAGGAGAAGATGGTCGCCCTATTTATAGAGAAGATGGAAAGGTACTAAAAGGGCCAGACTATTGGCCTCCAGACCTTGAAAGTGTACTATTCTAAGATTACGGAGCTTCGGCTCCGTTTTTTTATGCCCACACGTAACCCAAATGTCTTGACAGTCGATGCTCGATCGGCGCAAGCACAAAAAAGCCCTCACTTGGAGGGCTATAACAAGGGTTTTTGCTTTTCTTCTAAATACCAAGGTATTTCTGTCCGACAATCACTACATAGCTTTACATTTAAGGACGTAAGAAGAATAAGGTGTGTATTTCCGCAGTTCGGACACTCTTTAGTCGTTTGTTTTGACATCTAATACCTCTGTTATCGTTTTCATATAGATAGACTTCCACTCCTTCCCGTATATGTCGTAGCCGACTACAACATCGCTTTTGGCATCGTGCCCTACAATGCTTATTCCTGTATATCCACTAGCGAGGGTAAGAGTTGCCGTTTCTGGCTCTCCAGTCTTGTAGTGAGTGTAAGTTATTTTACATATGCCTTCTTTAAGACGGTCTGCTAGTTCTTTTGCGTTCATTAATCCCATAAACCTTCGTAGTACTTTCCGAATAAACGGAATCCGTTGCTAATTCTAGCTTGATATGCCATATCGTAGTCCCAGTCATCACGCTTTGATTCAAATGCAAAAAGCATTTCTCCCATTACCCAATCCCAGGCTTCCTCATGAAACTCATCAATCTCATGCCCTACAGGAATCGTACCAATTAAATGGTCGGGACGATCCTCCATATCTACGATTGGGTTTCCATGCTTCACGTCTCGTAGCTGTTTGAGCATTGGAACGATGATGTGTGCGAGAGTACAATCCATACTCCAAGTATCATAGTCGTCTATCTTGACATAAACCTTTTGCTCGTTTCTGTAACCAAATTTCTCGAACAGCCAGTTATGATACCAGCGATGTTTTGGAAAACCACTTATATATACTTTCATACTAAACTCTCCCAGTCAGTACCTTCTGGTATTATCTCTACCATATCTCCGAACTGCTTTTTTAGTTTTTTATAAATACCAGCACTGTTCATTCTTAGCTGGTACTGTGTTTTATGACATACGTAACAACTACCACTATGGCCATAGAACTTCCAAGAGTTGCCATTATCCTCTACTTTTGTGATACCAGAGTTCATTCGCCAGCTGTCGCCTTGAGTATAATCCCCGCTCCACCCCGCTAAGACTTTGTAAATTACGGGCGAATCTTTCGTATCAATCTTCAACACAACCCAGTTGTCTGGGCAGTAATCGCTCATTTCGCCCACCTTATCTTCTTACCATACCAAAGTTCAAAACGCTCTATGAGTTGTTCATAACTCAACTGTACGTCAGTTTCTAAGTCCCATAGAAAATTGCCAAACGCAATCCAATCCTCCATAAGCATAGGTGCTATACTATATTCGTCACCATAAGGAGACTCAGTATCACCACGAATATCAATACGTCCGCCAGCATATTGTTCAGTAACTTCTTCGATAAGATACTTCTCGCCTATGTCCATTCGGCGACGATTGGCAACTTCTTCAGTCTCTACAGTTATCCACACATTCTTTAACAGGTTACGGTCACGATACCAGTTTAAGTCCCACGGCCCCATCACGTTTGTGGAGTAAGTGAAACTGTTCAATTCCCCCAATCTGACCACTGCACACCTCGGTGTTTTAGTTCTTGAATCATACACTCTCTAACTATTGGGTCTACGTTCTTACAGTAGTCTAGCACGTTCCGAATATGGTCGCAGTCCATTCTAGCTATAGTTTTGAACGTGGGTGGCTGGTCTCCGTTAATGCCGTAAGATCCCCACTTGATAGTGTTACGCTGTACTTCATGGGACACGTCATTATAATACACACACAAATCAATCTCATCACCCCAGGTAGAACGTCTTACATAGTCACGACCGCCGTCAACCATGTACTCTTTGCCATTCGCATCTGTATAAGTTTTGTAGTCATGACGATGAAGCGACTCAAGGATCGTACCGTCAGGTGTTTGAATTGCGTTGCGAATCAACTTCATTTTAGTTTATTCCCATAGTAATCGTGTGTACCAGCTCTCCAGTTCTTGCGGCGAGCGTCAATTTCATAAGAAGCTGCAAAGGTTGCATAAAGCCAGAAAGCTGCGAAACCAAAGACAACTATTGTTTGAATTATAATCATTTAGTCTTCTCCTTTGTATACCATATATTATACTAGAAGAAAGGGAAGGAAGTCAAGAATTTTTTTCGAGGAGTTGCATATTTAAAACCAGATTATCCACAGCTAGTTTAATGACTGCCGCCATTTTCAGTTCTTCGTCTAGGTTAAGAGAGAGTATAGACATTCCGACCAAACGAAATGTGTTGTCCTGGTCGATTGGTAAGCCTGCCCAATCGACAGGCTCTCCAAGCTCGAGTTCTTTTGCAAGTCCGATGTAGTAGTCTAACTCGTACACTAGAATATATCTTTCAAAGTTTCGAGAATATACAGAGGGTCAGTGAACTCATAAGGATCTTCCTCAATATTTGAGTCCTTCCCATCTTCAATAAACATATCAGTAATTGTACCGTTGTTCGCTACGAAAGCATAACGCCAGCTACGATCTCCGAAGCCGAGGTTCTCTTTGCTTACTTCCATACGCATAAGGCGTGTAAATTCTGCGTT